AATCTTGTCTTCTGACTTTGCCAGAAGGTGAAGGGTTGAAATAGCTTCATCCGGTGAATGCGTGAACATTTTGACTCCCTGTGTAGTGGCTTTCTCTGTAGTTACAGTCTACACGAAAAATGGGAACCACAACCCATTTTCACAGAAAACTTGTAAATGTTTCCGGGCGTGAAAATGCCCCAGGTCACGAATCGGGGGAAGCGGCCTGGGGCATTTTCTATTCAGTTGTGGTGGAGCTAATGTACTGCAATAACAGGCTATCGGAGACCGCGTGACCTGCAACGGAACTAAATCTAGTCCTCTACTATCTCACTGTCAAACTGTGCCCGTGGGAGGGCTTCCAGGGCTGTTACGTAGCGCAGTGGCCGGATAGTCAATGGACCCGCTTCCGAGATTGCCGAGTTGGATACGTAGAATGCTGTGCTGGTTCCACCTGGGCGCGTGGTGTTTTCCGAGTCTTTGACAATGGCCCACAGCATGGCCTTTAGGGATGCGTTTTCTGCTTCCACCTGGGAGACTTTCAATTTCAGAAAGTCCACTTGCTGTATGAGTTTGGGGTATTCGCCGGTCATGACATCATCCTTTGTCGTTCCGTGAGTTTGGCTTTGGGGCAGTAGTGCATGTGTGCTCCGTTGGATACCCAGCAATCGGGGCATTCAACGCTGATGGGGAACATTAGTTGCCCCTTCATTGGTTGTTCTCTTAGGTCTCCCATATGTCAACATCCGTTCCGTTTGGCAGGTGTACCGTTACGCCCGCGTCTTGCATGAAGTTGCACCATAGCGTCACCTCCGAGTTTTCCGGGAACTTGCTAAGGATTGTTATTAACTCGTCTACGGTCATACTTCACTCACATCTTCTTCTAGTTCCATGAAGCGTTCGATACGGGAACGGTAGCGCCCGTAGACGCCTACGGCAACGGTTACGGCACACCATAGGGCAATCATGACATTTCATCCAGTACAGCGGCTTCCAGTGAGTCTGTGTCTTGGTAGAGCAAGCGGGCCGTTTCCATCCGTGCTTTGAGCAACTGGTGTTCCATGCGGAGTTTTGCGTCTCCGGAGACCGGGAATTCTTTTCCGGTACATTCGTTTATTTCAACGAGTCGCGCCACTGTGATGTGTCGTTTCTCGGATACTCCTACTTGGGTTACAAACATATCGTTCCCATCGTTGACCGTGTGTTTGCCGTAGAGGCTGTTTAGCATCATCTTTGTGACTGTGCGCATGTAGAGACAGTACCACAGCTTCCCTGTTAAGTGTCTCCATTTTTACAGTTTGCGTTCCCATTGAAACCTGTGCTAAGTTTTATCCATCGCCACCACGGGATGCAGTGAAGTAAGACCCCAGGTCAACGGACTACGGCGCTTGAATCGCTCCGGGCTGTACCTGTGTTACTGTTACTCCACTACCTACTATATCCAACTGATGTACTTAGTTAGCCCGGTCACACCACCTAGGGTGGACCGTCCACACAACATGAAAGTGACGCCACAATGTCTGTTGAAACTGGTTCCAACGAAATCGCAGTTATCTCCTCCAACACCGGCCTCCTTGCCAGCCTGGACGCTATGCGCAACGGTGGCTCCAACGTTGTCACCACCTTTGAGGATTCCTCCTGGGAAACCCGGACCGCCACGTTCGACGCCATGACCAACGCTCTCCCGGTCTCGGATAACCTGGGTACGGTCATCAACCTCCGTAACTGGGTTATCCAGCCCGTTGAAATGCCGGTGGATGAAAAGGACCCCGAAAAGGGCACCCAGCTTGCCCCGCGCATCATCCTGATTGATGAAGATGGTTCCGCCTATGCGGCCATTTCCTCCGGCATCCTCAAGTCCCTGGAAAATCTGGCGGGCGTGTTTGGCAAGCCCTCCGACTGGCCGTCTGCAATCCCGGTCACGGTGGAGGAAAAGAAGTCCCGCGCGGGCTTCCGCTTCATGACCCTTTCCATCTTCCGGGGTGAAGCGCCCAAGAAGAAGTAACCCACCCACAACTAAATAGAACGGAGTCTGAGGCCACCATTGTTGGGATGGTGGCCTCAGGTGTGTCCCAATGGCTTCACGTGAAGAATTACAGGAATTGCGCGCGTTGGCACTTAAACGCCAGCGGGCAGTGTCTCAGAAGATTTCGAGGAACAAAGCCAAAGGCCTGGACCTTGCGGGTAGTAAGCATGACCCGCGTAAGGCACCGGCCAATATCAATAGGTACACAGCCGCCCAATTGCATGACCATCTGGCAAAGCTGGATTACTTCACTTCACGGAAGGTTCAGTTCACCAAAGGTGCTAAAGACAAAATCATTCCCAAGCATGGCATTTACGGGTGGAACCGTGTTGAGCAACTACAGAATGCACTGAACAAGGAAAAGGCTAAGCGCCTGGATGAAATCAAAGACATTTTCATTCCCAGTTCCGGAATGACCATTGGGGAACGGGTGGAAGCCGTAACGCCAAAGCATCCGGTTACGGCTCCACCTTCCTCATATGCCCCTCACGTGCCCTTCACCCGCAAATCCAGTGGTGTACCAAATGAGAAACAGTTGGTAAAATTGGTGAAGGATATGGAAGGGAAGCAGGGAGAAAACTACTTTCAGAAAAAGTACGAAAGCCAACACAAGGCCGCTAGAAAAATGGTTGCGGGCATCCGCAACAAAGCCTTGTCACGGGAATTTAAAGACCTAAACCCCACGGAGTTTAATATTCTGTGGAACTACACAAACTTTTCAGACGTCACAGCACTCGATTACGTGATTCGCAAGAAAATGTTTCATGACAAGAAAGAATTGGCTTGGTACGACATAGCCCTGGATACCCAGCTAAAGGAAGCTAAGGAGCGCATCCAGGAAATAAAGGGTCTAAAACTGGGTGGACGTGAGTAGAAACGGTAGGGCAGGAATTGGGGAGAATAAAGCGTGAGAGTTGGGTGGCCGATTTTGAGACCACCACCCGCGCGGATGATTGCCGGGTTTGGGCTTGGGGTCTTGCCAATGTGGAGACCGCAACCTCTCCCTGGGATGTTGAAATGGGTACCACGCTTGACTCCTTTATCGAGCGCATTAAAAAGATGCCCTCAATCATCTACTTCCACAATCTCAAGTTTGATGGGTATTTCATCATTGACTATTTGTTCCGCGTCCTCCGTTTTGAGAATGTAGACAAGTTCCCCAACGCGCGTGAGTTTTCCTCAATTATTGATCACATGGGGCAGTTTTACATGATTACCGTCAATTGGGGCAACGGTAAAAAGACTGAATTCAGAGACAGTTACAAAAAGCTTCCCTTTAAAGTGGCAGTTATTGCACCGGCTTTCCAGCTTCCCGAGACAAAGGGAAGCATTGATTACCACGCACCACGCCCGATAGGCCACAAGTTGACTGCGGAAGAAAAGAAATACCTAGCGGCTGATGTATTGATTGTGGCCCGCGCAATCAAAATGGAACTTGACGCCGGGATGGTGAAGCTAACCGTTGGCTCTGACTCCCTGGCGGACTTTAAGAAAATGCTGGGTAAAGAGATTTTCGCTAAAATGTATCCGGTACTTCCGGAGACAATGGATGCTGAAATACGCAAGGCTTACCGGGGAGGGTTCACCTACAGTGACCCGCGTTTTCAGGGGAAGATCACCCGGTCCGGTCGCACGTATGACGTTAACTCCCTGTACCCCTCCGTGATGTATGACCGTATACTGCCCCATGGTGTTCCTGTGTGGCGTGAGGGGTATCCGGAGACCACGGAGAATTACCCTCTGGCCGTTATGTCCATTACCTTTACAGCGAAATTGAAGAAAAACCATATCCCCTGTATCCAGGTCAAAGGATCGGGGCAGTTTCTGGCAACTGAATACCAGACTCACATTAAAGAGCCTGTAACGCTTTCCTGCACAAACATTGACCTTGCGTTGTGGGAGGACCATTACGATATGGATATTATCTCCTACAATGGCGGCTGGCTTTTCCAGGGAGTGGCAGGGGTATTTGCTGAGTACATTGACAAATGGACAAAGGTAAAGCAGGAAAATGAAGGTGGAATGCGCGTCCTCGCAAAATTACACCTCAACAGCCTGTATGGCAAGATGGGCAGCAACCCGGACATAACCGGGAAAGTGCCCGTATTTGAGAATGACATTGTGAAACTCAAGACAGGGCCAACGGAGACTAAAGACCCCATTTACACTGCCGTGGCTGTATTCTGCACGGCCTACGCGCGGGACGTCACCATACGGGCCGCGCAGGACAATTACGCCACGTTCGCTTATGCGGATACGGACTCCCTTCACTTGCTCCGTGATACGGACCCTGAAGGGCTCTGGGTGGACCCTAAAGCCCTGGGTGCCTGGAAGTATGAATACAGCTTCACAAGGGCTTTGTTCCTCAATGCAAAGCGTTACATTGAGCACCTGGACCCCCAGCACTGGCATGCACCGGAGGACCACGACAGTAATAAGCATGGCGAGCATCACGGGCCAGGGTGTGAGTATGAAACTCACGTCGCGGGATTGCCTGTTGAGGTGTCGGAGATTGTGACCATTGAGGACTTCCAGCCCGGACGCCGGTTTACGGGAAAACTCAACCCGCGACACGTTCCCGGAGGAATTGTGCTTGAAGAAGTTGGCTATACGCTTCCAACGTGGTAAGTTTTATACATAAGCGGGAAACGCCCGCAAACACTTCACAGAAAAGAGCGCCACAATGACTGCTACTCCCGTCGCCCGTAAGTCCAGCCAGGTTTCCACCACCGTTTCCCCGGAGGTCTTTGAGGCCCTGGAAGATCACCGCTGGACGGCCCGCAAGAAAATGACCGAAGTTGTTGGTGAGGCAATCGCCGATTACATCGCAAAGCACAACATCCAGGTTCAGGGTGCCACCGTTGAGGCCGATAAGGCTCCGGAGGGCAAGCCCGGTAAGGCGTGACCTTCATCCTGTAGCCTGGATGCCCTCACGGGAACACTGCCCTTGAATGGGACCCGTGAGAGGGTAACCGTAGTAGGCCACATTCACGTTACGTGAAGGTCCGAAAATAGAAATACCAGAAATGCCCCGCCACCTAAAGTGTCGGGGCATTTCGCTTTGCCCAAAAGTTTATGATCTAATAGCAATTACCAATACAACGAAAGCAGGTTATCCCTAATGGACTTTGAAGCCATTTTGCAGTCTCTGATTAACCCCGGTGAAGATGGTCCCTCACCCACGGCCTATGACGATTTGAGCGCTTCCTATACGGAAGCCACCTCAACGCGTGACGCCAAAATTCAGACCTCCGAGACCCGTGTTGCGGAACTGGAATTGGAATTGCTGAAAGCAAAGTCCGCGAACTGGGACCTGCTACAGTCCATTCCAGTTGCGGATTCGGAGGATTCCGGAGACAATGAAGAAGATGACAATTCGGAAGAAGATTCCGACGACGATAACCCCGATTCCGATTTCTTCGAAGATTAAAGGATAACTGAATAATGGCTGTAGTAACTAGCAACCTTAAGCCCATGAGCAATGCGGAAGTGCTTAACAAAATCCGCAAGCGGGCAAGCCCGGATTACCGGAACCGAATTCCGGAAGCCACCCAGGCAAACATTAACCTGACCATGCGGAAGCTGATGGAATACCGGCCCGCGCGCAATGAATTCATTGACGCTCTGGTAAACCGTATCGGCCTTGTGCTGGCACGTAACAAGTCGTGGTCAAACCCGCTGGCGGAATTCAAATCCGGAATGCTGGACTTTGGTTCCACCATCGAGGAATACCACATGGGGCTTATCAAAGCTAAGTCCTATGACTCGGACCGTGAAACCGGAGAGCGCAACCTCTTTGGCACCCACCGGCCGGAAGTGCAGTCCAGCTTCCACACGATTAACAGGGAGGACAAGTACATTGTCACGATTGACAACCCGACGCTAAAGCGGGCTTTCCTCGAAACCAACGGCCTTACCAGCTTCATTGACCAAACAATGCAGGCTGTTTCCACTTCCGATAACTGGGATGAATTCCTTCTCACTTGCCAGCTTTTCAGTGAGTACGAATTCAACAACGGATTCTTTAAGGTCCATATCCCGGATAATCGCTCGCTTACGTCCAATGAACAGGATGCAAAGCAGGCACTCCGGATTATGCGGACAATGGCGGACAACCTGACATTCCTGTCCACAAAGTACAACCCGGCCGGAATGCCCATGTTTGCAGACCGTAGTGAACTGCTGTTGTTTGTCACTCCCGAATTCAATGCGGCACTTGATGTGGAAGCCCTAGCCGGTGCTTTCAATATCAGTTCTGCACAGGTTCACGGGCGCATCATTCCGATCCCGGCTGAACAGTTTGGAATTGATGGTGTCCAGGCAATCATGACCACAAAGGATTTCTTTGTGATTGCCGACACCCTTTTCGAGACTGCACAGATGTATAACCCGGACGCGTTGCAGAACAACCAGTTCCTGCACCACCACCAGATCATTTCCGCTTCCCGCTTTGTGCCCGCAATCATGTTCACTTCCAACGTTGTGGACGTTATCGAGATCACTCCGAATGAAGTTGTCTCGCTGGGTGCTATCACGGTACAGGACCGGGACGGAGCTACCGTGACCGATGTAACGCGCGGGGAAATCTACCAGCTTATTGCCGACGTGGTTACCACGCTGGAAGATGGGACACTGGAAGTTGTCCGCTGGGAGGTGACCGGAGACCACAGCATCCTTACCTACGTCACTAAGGAGGGTGTGTTGCACGTGTCCGGTACGGAAGCGGCCACGGGCCTTACCGTTGTCGGCACTACCGTCTGGATTGACCCCACGGGCGTTGAGACGGAACAGCAGACGTCCACTAAGACCCTGACGGTCTCGGGTGACAAGTCCATTCTGTGGCCCGTTCCGGAACCCGTAGAGGAACCTGCCCCGTAAGTGGTGTAGTCTCTGCATTAGCACTTGTGGCGTGCTGACGGAAGCCCCGGACCCAGATGGTCCGGGGCTTCCCCCATACCCCCAATGTTTCACGTGAAACACTGAAAAGGAGAACCATGTTTAAGCAAACCATTTCCCCAAATCCCAACATTTCCTGTAGCCCCGGATGGTGCCTGGAATACGTCCGTAGAACCTTTGGACTTGGGGTAGTGAATCCCACGGCAATTTCCGCGTGGAACGCTTCCACAAAGAAGCACAGGGATATGAGCTTCCCCAATGCCTGGGTGCCCCTCTGGTTTACCGTTGCCGGGGTTCCTGCCGGACACGTGGTACTGAGGGCACCAGACGGCCGTATCTACTCCACCAGTGACAACACCAACACTCCACACGTACACCCGAACCTCACGGACCTGCTGAACTACTACGCGCGCTACGGGAAGCCCCTTACTTATCTCGGGTGGACGGAGGACGTGCAGGGTACTCCTGTAGTCCAGTACGTTGCAGATCCTGTGGCACAGAAAGCGCCGGTGAAGCTGTTGACCGTAACAGCACCCGTGGCAACGGTCCGGACCTCTCCCCAGGTGGCCCGCGATAACGTGGCCCGTGCCTACCCTTCCGGTATCGCCCGTGGCGCGAAAATCGCTGTAGTGGGGTACGTGGCCGGTGTTGACCCCTTCCCAGGAGATGGGAAGCTCGATAATGCCTGGGTCAAAACAGTGTCCGGCTATTACGTGTGGGCAAACGTTGTGGGGAATTCCCTTGCAGGGCTTTCCAAACTTAACTAGGTGATATGCTCAATTTGAGCTAATGGCCCTGTGTCGCAATTAGCGGCACAGGGCTTTTCCATTACACGATAGGGAACAATAAATGAGTGCAATTCAGACATTGCCGGAAGCCCGCAATTTTGGGCTGGGTTTCAATTACTCCACCTGGACGGCGGGCACAGCGGTCACCCTGTGCAAAGTCCGGTGGAATTCTGATTACCGGGACATTGTGGAATTTGAAAACCAGGCCGCTCTTGATGATTATCTCAAGCTGGACTCCGGCCCGGTCATTGACATTACCCGATTGAGTTACGCAAAGTTTGGCCGTCCCATCCGTTTGGACGTTCCTTACAACGTTGTACAGGGTTACAACTATCTCCGTGCCTATAACCCCTCGCAGCCCGTTTCCGGAGACGTAGGACGCGCGTTCTACTATTTCATTACGGATTTGAACTACGTGAATCCGAACTGCACGGAAATTTTTGTGCAGGTTGATGTGTGGCAGACTTTTGGATTCGGAATTACCTTTGGGAATTGCTACATTGAGCGTGGGCACTATGGCATTGCCAACGAAAACAACTTCACCAGTTACGGGCGCAATTACCTGACGGTCCCGGAAGGTCTGGATATTGGCAATGAATACGTTATTCAGAAACAGTATTCCCATGTTGTGGCTTCCGCGCGTTTCGATACGCCCGGTATTCCCGGAATGCCGTATTACTCCGTACTGGTTACGTCCAATACCTCACTCGATACGGACCCAGGCACGGAGGACAAGCCCAAGCTGGTAGCGGCCAAAGGTTCCCAGATGGAGAATCTGCCCAACGGGGCAGAAATGTACCTCTTTAACTCAATGGGACACTTTAAGTCCTGGGTGGAAGCGATGCAGGATAAGCCCTGGGTAATGCAGGGTATTATGAATATTCAGGCTGTGCCCCGGATGGACCGCTACGGGGTTTCCCTTACGTCCACCACCATTTCCGGTGTGCCGGTTTATGAAATTAACCCGGGACCGCTTAATAATGTCAGGGTGCCAGTAAGAGCTAACTGGCGTGAATCTATTGACCTTGGACGCTACCGGAATCTCAAGAAATTCCTTACAGCGCCTTACATGGTCATTGAAATGACCACCTACAGTGGTAACCCACTCATTCTTAAGCCCGAGTGCTGGCAGGATGAGAACATGGGAATTGTAGAGGTTCCCCACTTTGCCCCTCCAGGTGCCCGATTGCTGTTCTACCCGCTCCGGTACAATGCCGGTGGCGTGGGGGAGACCGTGGATTCCAACGGAACCATTAATGATGGTGGGGAATTTATGGATATGTTCACAGGCATTACCAACTTCCCGGCATTCTCAATTCTCAACAATTCCTATATTCAGTACATGGCTTCCAATGCCAACAGCATTGCTTACCAGCATTCTTCCGCCGATTGGTCACAGCAAAAGGCGTTGCGTGGAAACTCCACCTCCTATGACCAAGCTTCCGCAGGTATAAATCTTTCCAAGGATTTGAACGCACAAGGCATTAATGCTGCTAACGCTCAAAACAGCATTTCAAACACAGCGGCCGGTTACCACGCTATCCAGTCCGGCATTAACTCCCTGGGAAGTGCCGGAAGCGGAAACGTTATTGGTGCCGCTATGGGAATTGCCAATGCCGGGGCAAACTATGCAGTGACCACGGGAGAGAACAACGCCCGTAACGCTGTATCCAACCAGCTTTCCCAGGGCCAGAACAGGGCCAGCAACGACACTGCCGGTTACATGCGCGACACCAACAAGGGTCTAGCCGATTGGTCCGCAAATGGCGACTATGAAAACCAGATTGCCGGTATAAATGCGAAAGTGCAGGATGCAAAGCTGACCCAGCCCACAACAGCGGGGCAGGTAGGGGGAGATGCTTTCAACCTTGCGACGTATCGCTGGGGAGTGGATATGAAGGTGAAGATGCTACAGCCAGCGGCCATGAATTCCATTGGTGAATACTGGCTCCGGTACGGCTACGCAATTAACCGTTTCGGCACCATGCCGGAAAGCCTGATGGTGATGGAGAAATTCACCTACTGGAAGCTGAAAGAAACCTACATTACGGAAGCCAATTGCCCAGAGGCTTATAAGCAGGCAATTAGGGGAATCTTTGAAAAGGGTGTTACCGTATGGAAAAACCCTCTCGATATTGGAACCATTGACCTAGCGGATAATGAACCCCTGGAAGGAATTGCATTTTAATGGCAAGGCAAAGAGATTATGTATGGGATAACTACTATGTTCCCTACGGTTCCGGATTCAAACCCAACACCACCAATGACCTTCACGCTCTTACGGAGCGCATGTATATGCGCCACTTGACGGAACTTTCCATGAACCGTTTTAAGTGGGAAGGTCTCCCCAAGTCCATTGACTCCCGTTTCATTGAGCTACAGCTAACCAATATGGCCCTTGCTGTTTTCTACTGGGATGAACGGTTTAACCGGTTCCTGTGCGTTGCGGCATCCCCCAATGGCGGACTGAACATGTACCAAAACCCCATTGGCTTTACCACCTACGGGAACCGTATGCAGAGTAAGCAGGTAAAGGCCGCTGATGTTGTGCCGATTTGGTCAAACATGCTCCGAACCCCTGACCTGGATATCGTGACAATCTATTCAAAGCGCCTTGCGGAGATGGACACCACGATTCGGATTAACTCCAAAAATCTCCGTAAAACAAAAATGGTTTACGCCACGGAAAACACGCGACTCTCCTACGCGAATATTATTCGCCAGCATGACGAAGGGGTAGAGGCCATTTATGGCGTTGAGGATGCCATGAACCCGGCAAATATCCAGGTGCTAGACCTGGGTGGAGACCCCGTTGGATTGCTCAATCTGATGATTGCCAAATCCAAACTGTGGAATGAGTGCATGACCATGCTTGGAATTAACAACGCTAACCAGGACAAAAAGGAACGACTGATTAGTGGGGAAGTTGAGTCCAATGATGAACAGGTCTTTGCAACCCGTGGAATTGCACTCAACGAAAGAAAGCGGGCTTGTGAACTGATTAACGAGAAATTCAAAATGCCTGACGGTACACCTCTTAACGTCTCCGTGGATTACAACTCCGAATCAAACCCGGTAGACCCCGGCATCACCAATACCACCACACTAGGACTCACTGAAAGCGGGGCAGGGCAATAATGGGAACTTTCACAATCCCACTCAAAAAGGTTATCGAGTATGAGAACGGTAAAATCGGGCTGGACGATTACCCGATTTTCGATGAAACGTACCGGGAATCGTTGAACAAAAAGATCATTGCCCACTATTGGAACCAGGAAATAGGGGTGGAAACCCCGTCCCTTTTCCGTTTCGCAATGGCCCGGAAAATGAATGAAATCATGCCGCTATACAACCAGCATTACAAACTGAGTCTGTTGACGGTTGACCCACTCTCCACCATTAATATGCGTTCCATTGTGGAAAGTGATGGGACCACCACAGCGGCCAGCAATGGCACCAGTGGCGGGACCACCACAGCGGAAGGGGAGGGCACCACGGGTGGCACCACCACCACAGAGGGTGAGGGAACCACGGCCGGGACCACCACCACGGACGGAAACAGCACCAGCGAAAGCGGGTCAACTTCCAAGGCCCGTGTTATCGGGTCAGAATTCCCGCAAACAATTCTGATGGAAAACGGGGATTATGCCACCACGGGAAATGACACGATTTCCGATACCACGGCAACGGGCGCGGCCACGGACCACCAGACGGTTACCCAGGAGGGAACCAGCACGGATAACCAGACGGTTACCCAGGCTGGCAGCACCACGGACAACCAGACAGTCACCCAGAGTGGCACCAGCACGGAAAGCCAGAATGCCACCCAGGAGGGGAAGCAGGACAGTACCACCACGGGCTACCAGGGTCACGCGCCAGAGCTAATCGCACAGGCTAGGTTGGCTCTGGTAAATGTGGATATGATGGTCATTAATGAATTGCGTGAATTGTTCATGCTAATTTGGTCTAACAACGACACGTTTACTAACAACAGAGGTGGATATTATGGTTTTGGTTACCCCAACTTTTAGCGGGACAGTTTCCCCGCTTTCCAACATCACCCCGTTTACATACCGGGATGGTCTTACGTTTGCCGAAATGCTTTCGGACTTGAAGGATTACATGGTGGAAACCATGTACCCTGATTTCTCAGCTGAACTGGAAAGAATCATCGAGGAATTCAACGCGGGAATTAAGGAAGCGGATGATGCCGTAGTCTCCACGGTAGAGCAGTTTGACGAAATCCACACAGCCTTTACACAGGCCGTGGCCGCGCAGATTGCCGGAATCAACGAGCGAACGGGTCCGGTCAATACCCAGGCACGAACCCTCACGGCACCATATAGCGTTGTCACTGATGTGCAGTGGCCCGGAACGCATCCAGTCAATTTCGAGTTGACCCAGGACGATACCGGAGGGTACGCGGCCACGCTTTCCCCGGACATTGATGGGAGCATTTCCACCAACCTTGCACCCAATGGGGTTACCCGCTTCACGCTTTACAAAAATCAGGTAACCGGCCGCTGGTTTGCTAAGCAGGATATTGCCTCACTCCCCAAATTCAACGTACGGAACTATGGTGCACAGGGAATTGGTGTTGCCGGTGCTGTGGCAGACACCAGGGCATTTGTCGCGGCCTACAATGCCGCAAAGGCCGCTGGAAAAGGTTGCATCATTGTCCCGGACGGTGACTACGTTCTCAATGATGAATGGAACACAACGCGTCCCAATGTCCCGCGCATTGACATTGTGATTAAGGGCAACAACTCCCTGACCACCTTCATTAGCTCCAATTTCTACGGGGCAGGGAAAGCACTTATCAAATCCCATGACCCAGCCGGAACCACCCGCAGTTCCCCCACTTCCGTTTATGACGTGCAGTTGGGAACTGTGGACCGCAACGGACCTAACCCAGTAATGCTGGACATTTACGGCCACGGGGAATCCAGGCTGGAAGGTATCCGTTTTGGCACCACCAACAACATGGAAATGTCTGTAGCAGGTGTGCAGAATTGCCGTTACCGTGACATTGCCACCAATGCGCTTAGTGGCCGCCACTACAATTACAAGCCCACCAACGGAATCCTTTTCTCCACCACAGCAGGCTCCAATGTCATGACTTCCAACGTTGATGCTTTCACAGGTGCCGATGCTGGACGCATGATTAACATTTACGGCACCAGCCAGTCAAAGCACCTGATTAGCACTTTCACGGATACAAAGAACGTGATTATCAGTGGCACCACGCCAGCAATTACCACAGTCAATTCCACAGCGGCATGGGAACCCGCGCGCATTACTACCGTTGCTGGCTCTAACCAGGTCTCAGCTAACGCTTCCGTGTTTACGGCAGATGATATTGGGAGGGTCATTTACATTCTCGGGGCACGTAATGGGTCCTGGGGAGAATCCCTGTTGCGCGGAAAAATCACGGGACTTGTCTCCGGTCTTACCGTGACCCTGGACGTTACAGCGGACATTTCCAAGACGCGCACGGAATTCTGCACACCTCTGGTGGAATTCTATTCCCCGCTGGGTCTCAACTCCAATGACCGTGGAAACAACGATTTCAGGGTGGACAATCTCCACCTGGAAAATTACTCCGGTGTTGGTTTGGTCATGAACAACACTATCTTTGGGCACGTAAACGGAAAGATTCACGGAGAGCAAACCCCAATTGACACCAGGGCATCACTTGCGGCCATGTGGCTTGATGATTGCTCCGGAGACTTTGATATGGATTTGGATGGTCAGGCAACGGGAGACCACCGTATCTACCTCTCCAACATGAATGACACGTTGACCTTCAAATCACTGGTTACCCGACGACTCAACAATGCGCGCATTTTTGAGGCTGGCACGTTTACGGACCCTGGCGGATACGTCATGGTGAAGAACTTCACCAGCTATTCAGCCCCTGCATCCGGTGACCCCTATGACCTGATTCAGGACCCCAACACCACGCCACGTGTCGGATACTTTGGACCTGTCAATATGTTGGGTGACACGGGAGAGCCACGGAATTACATGGGTAAGGGAACCTACACCACAATGGCTGGTGACATTGTGACCAAATCCCCCAACGGAAACCGTTGGAAACTGGCAATCTCTGACACTGGTGTTGTTAGCACCGTGGCAGTAACCGGAATCTAAACCAGTGAATGCCCCGGCCAATTGGCCGGGGCATTCCTGCGTCTGCTAATGTTCCGATATGACATACGACAGTACAGCCAAAAAGATTGCAGTAAAGGTTATTGGAACCGTTGAATCAAACCTGAATTATGGCGCGGTTAACTACAATGACCCTATTACTGTTGGCATTGCACAGTGGTATGGAAGCCGCGCGGCGGCAATTCTGGAAAGAATGCGGACCACAAATAGTGGGTCATGGTATGACGTAGAACCCTCAATTGCCAACCAGCTTGCAACGGTAAACCCGGCAAACGCTTATTGGAATACCCGCTATCTAACTTTGGCGGAAGGTGTGTCCCTTATTCCGGTTATGAACCGTAACCAGGCAATACAAAACGCACAGCTAACGGAGGATCTGGATGCCTACGTTACCGTTTTCGAGTCTTACGGATTCAATAAAGACACGCAGACTGATGTTCTCCTTTACTTTATGTCAATGCACCACCAAAGCCCGGCCAGTGCATTACGGGTTGTTCAGACACTGCAAACCACGGCAACGCTCAATCAAATTCACGCGGCCACCCTTGCGGATTCCATCCTGGGACGTTACGGGGCACGGTATAAAACCACGTATGACATTATCGCCACAGGGGATTTTTCCGACGTTGACCCGGCACCACCCGTTGTGACCCAGCCCACACAGCCCAACGGAAACGCAAGAATCATAAAATCCGCTGGTGACCTTCTCGCGGTCAAGTTCCAAGACGGAGAGCAAGTTCTCTTTTACCCCAACGGGAGAGGCCAGTGGACCCCGCGCAAGGCCGCCGACAAGCCACCACCACCCGTGCCGGTCCAGCCACCACCACCAGCGGACAACGGAAACTGGGTTCTCCCACTCACAGGCTCACCAGTGCTCACCAGCCCTTACGGCCCGAGAGCCTTTGACGGCCTAGCCTCATACCACTACGGCATAGACCTTGCCAACTCCGGAAACGCCGGAAACGTTGTCTCACCCTGCCCACTCAAAATAACCGTGGCCTGGGAAGCCGGGACGCCAGGAGACCCCTCACAGGGCACGGCAGGAACCTACGTAAAGGGTCACACACTGGACAACGCCTACACCTTCAACTTCTTCCACATGGTCCCTGGCACACTCTCCGTTGCAGTGGGAGACACCACCACCACGGGCCAGAAACTAGGCGTTGAAGGTGCCAGCGGAAACGTAACCGGAAGACATTTGCACTTTGAAGCCTTTGCGGGCGCGATAGCTTCACCGTGGGCACCACCCTATGGAAAACCAATTGACCCCCTACCCATTCTTAGAGGCCACGGAGTAAACATTTAATGGCAACAATACTGGCCCTGGCCTATTACGTATTTGACAAACTGTTCTCGCAAAACGGTGTCTATAACTTTCTTATTGGTGCCCGTGGCCTGGGTAAAACCTATGGCATAAAGAAGTGGGTCATAAAGCAGGGCATGGAAAAGGGAGATGAATTCATCTATCTACGGAGATATAAGGAGGAGCTTAAAACAGCTAAACAGTCATTCTTTGCTGACGTGTGCGTTGAATTTCCGGACTACGATTTTAGGGCTGATAGGCACTACGCGCAATATTCACACATTTCAAAGCGTGATGATAAAAAGCGGGAATGGATAACCATTGGCTACTTTATGGCCCTCTCAACTGCACAGAGTCAAAAGTCTGTAGCATTCCCCAAGGTGAAAACCATCATCTTTGATGAATTCATCATTGAAAAGGGCATGGTCCACTACCTTCCCAGTGAAGCGGAAGCATTCACCAACTTTTTCTCCACAGTGGACCGTAACAAAGACAAAACGCGGGCATTCTTCCTTGCCAACTCTGCAACCATTGATAACCCCTACTTTGTGAAATATGAGATTGAGCCAAAAGAAGATCAAGAGTGGATTAAGAAATTCCCGGTCCGAACCCAAAACGGAAACATGCGCCCGTTTATTGTCTGCCACTTTGCGGACTCGGAAGAATTCAAGGCCGGTGTATACAAAACAGCCTTTGGGCAATTCATTGCGGCCAGTGACCCTGACTATGCCGCTTACGCTGTTGGCAATGAATTCCGGGACAACAATGACAACCTCTTGAAACTCAAGAATTCGGAAGCAGGATACTCTTACAGCATCGAAACATATGGTGGAATATTCAGCGTGTGGATTGACTGGACTAACCGGAAATACTACATACAGCAAAAGCGCCCAAAGAATGAACTACTCTTTACCCTCCTGCCAGAGAGAATGGCAGAAGGCAAGAAACTACTGTTTAAGAATGACCCTCAAATCCAAATGTTGCGTTCAGCATTCAAATCTGAGAAGGTCTATTTTGACAAGGCACAGAGCCGTCAAGCATTTCTCAAGATATTTGCCCAATAACTGAATACGGAGAACCTTATGAATCCCACCAAATACATGAAAGCCATAGTAGCAATGCTGTTGGCAATGCTGGGAAGCGCCTACCTTGCGCTCAATGACAACACCATTACTCCCCAGGAGTGGGTCCAGCTTGCACAGGTAGGCATAACAGCAGGTGCCACGGTCTACGCTGTGCCCAACAAGGCCAAAGGAGACCATGAACTGTGAGTATCCCAATGGAAATCATCATGTGGATGCTAGGCATTCTGGGTACCGGCATCCTTACGGGCATTGGGTTTATTCTCAAATCCCTTATGACCCAGGGTCAGGCGCTCTCCCTTCTGGTGGCCCGAGTAGGGACACTGGACGTGGGCAGGTTTGAGCAACGACTCTTGGACGTAGAAACCGATATGGCCCGAGTCTGGGGCATCTATGACGCGTACAAAGTTGCCGCCGCTCCGAGTATGGCAGAGAACGTGGAAAGCAGGTTGGCAGGGAGATACTGAAAATAGTTTGCCGAAAAATGGTTTATGGGTTTCCATGAACCATTTTTCGTGTAGACTGTAACTACAGAGAAAGCCACTACACAGGGAGTCAAAATGTTCACGCATTCACCGGATGAAGCTATTTCAACCCTTCACCTTCTGGCAAAGTCAGAAGACAAGATT